GGCGTTCGGGCCAACGTCGTATACCCGCCGACCCTAATGCCCTGATTGTAATCCCAAGTATCCGTGTCGTTTTCCCACAAGATTGTTTTATCTGTGGCACCCTTTAAAGTAATACCCCCGCCATCTGCGGTGGTATCTGACGGTGTGGCAACAGAACCTAATTCAATGTTCTTGTCGTCAACCGTTAATGTTGTAGAGTTAATTGTTGTAGTTGTACCATCCACAGTCAAGTCCCCTCCAATATGGAGAGTGGTGGACGGGCTGGCGGTGCCTACGCCAAGACGATTATTCGTATTGTCCCAATGTAAAAGTGTGTCCGACGCAAACGTGTTGCCTTCTGCGAACTGGACCTTCCCGTCAATACCGGATACGCCGGCAGCGGAAGCAACACCAACTTCAACCCATTGGTTTGAAGATCCGTCAGCATAATAGACCAAAGTACGTCCCGTATCGGATTCATACCAAATGTCACCATTGGCAGGGCTGGCCGGGGCACCATCTTGAACAACGGCAGATGCGGTTGTATCAATCTCAACCCAGGCATTGCCGGAACGAATATAGATAGCATCGTTTGTGGTATCTATTGCGATTGCACCTTCTGACGCTGGAGTGGTCGGAGCTCCACTCGTAACATTGGTAACCAGGGAAGCTACAGTTGATGCTGAAACTGATGCTGCCGGGTACCTCTTGATCGTCATTAGGTCGTGTGCTCTACCCCGCTTACGGTCAGCGTAAGAGCGGCAGAGGTTCCTTGTAGTGCTTGCAATGTTTCATTCTGTGCCAAGACAAGGGAAAGATCGATGCTGACCGTTTCGTCCCCTTCAACCGTAAAATCTGAAAAGATTTGGTTCGCTGCTGCAGCGGTTCCAGCGGACGCAACGGTATACATATCTAAAGTTGCAGCGGTATCTGTCGTATTGCAGATAATTATATTCTTTACAATAGTATGGTAATCAGTTGTATTCGTTACCGTATACAAGGTAGCAATAGATGTTCCTGGTTGCCCCCTGTACAGATTCTTAGCGGTTAACTGTGCCATTTACGTACCCCCCATCCAGTATAGCACCTCAGTGTCATAAGACGACTGGGATAGATCCGTCATTGTGGTGGCATCTAAGACATGGGCGACTTTCGATCCAGAGTCATGTGAAGCACCACTGGTGTCATCAAATGCTCTACCTGAAACTACGCCGCCATAGTTTGTTGCAACTGTTAAAGTATTGCTTGACCTTGATGCGATGAGAACTTTCTCCTCATCGCTTTCTCCGCGGTCAACTACAATTACAAATGGAAAATCGCCTCCCGTCGGGAAGCCAGATCCGTCAGCCACAGATATAGTTGTCGCTGTGGAATTAATCCCACTAGACAACGAAGTCTCTGTAGCTCCTCCTATAAACTCTCGTCTCTTTATAGCCATCAGACATTCCTTCCGGCTTAATCGAGCGAAATATCTAAATCACCAACAGCGATCTTGAACGTGTCCCCGGCATCGACGGATTTGCTAGAACTTAGCGCGCCGTGGAAAAGAAGATTTCCACTCGTAGAAGCATCGTACACTCCAATATGCGTAACTGTCACTGCAGGCATCGAGGTGAAACTTATCTCTGCCGAATTCGAGATGGTCCCGCTAGACGAAGCACCGCAAATAATCGCCTGCCTTGCATACGAGCCTCCAGATACCTGGGTGCCTGTACCCGCATCCGTTGGGTTGCTTGTGAACAACGCCAAGTATACGTCACTGGGGCTGGAATATGCGGTATTCCGCATAACATGGTCAAGAAGCTTATTTTCTAAATAATCACTGATTGCAGCCATTATTTCCTCCTATTTTTTATTCCTATTATGAGCCTGATATTCAGACTCTGTGGCTTCAACGAAGGCTCCAGTTGCAATCAGAATGTTCGCAAAATGCCTGGTCACCGATTCATATGGATTTTTCTGGTCATAGTAATGACCTTCTATCGCGTATGAACCTCCACGCACATATTTAACAATAACGTTCCCACTTGGTTTGACAGCAGGAGTTTCTTTAACGACAGGAGTCTCCTTTTTACGCCAAGGCACTTTAGATATCTCAGCGACTTCAACTTCTTCAATTTCTTCTGTTGTTTCTTCGTCAGCCATATTTACTCCTTATAAAAAGCTTTAAGCTCTTTATCCGTGGCTCGCGCAAAAGATCCTGTGCCAATTAATATCAGCGCTTGCTCTTTGGGCAAAGCCTTAAATGGATGTTCGAGAGTGAAATCGTGACCTCCGGTCGCATACCCTCTTCCCATAACCATCTTAACTAAAATTTCTGTTTCTTTAGAAGATGCGGCCTTTTTCTTGGCGGGCGCCTTTTTTGCTGGCGCAGCCTCTGCGGCGGCATCATCTGGTCCTTCGACTTCTGCTTCCTTAATGGATTTAGAAGTAACTACTTTATTATCAGCCATGATGTAATAATATCACACCTCCTTTATTAATACCAATACCAAACGAGGCAATGGGGCAGCGTTACCACTGCCCCATCGACCTCATAGTGTGCTAGATTTTTATTAAGCAGCTCTACGCTTAACGTTCTTGGTAAGAACATAAGCGTCGCCATTCTCAATGTTCGAAGCGCAACGAATGAATTGAGTATACTCAATTGTATCTTTCTTCGGCTTGAACTCCCGATACACAGTGATTTCCCTCTGAATACCCACGATGTGGTTATTCGGGAAGGTAAGCAACAGGTAAGCGTGGCTACCTGCGGCCCCACCATAATCACCAGCAACAGTTTCCGGCATGAGGGGAACCTCAAGAACCGGAATGCCAAATGGGCGCAACCCTGTATCACCAGGGCCACCATTGGCACCGCCTGCGCCGTCAAAGTATCGTCCACCAATATTAGAGTTGACAGGTGAACCGCCAGAAGCGACATCCCCGTCAACCTTAACAGACGGATCTCCCAAATGGTAGATCGTGTCCTGCACCAACTGCGGGCCTGCAAAGAACCGAAGTTCCGGCCTACGCTGAAGGTACTTGCTTGGCATCTTGCGAAGCGCACGATCATACACTGAACGAGAGATCGGCATGCCGCCCTCTGCATCTAGAACATAACCGCTTGCTGTGGCCAACTTAATGTAACCGTCAAGACTCTTGAGTAGGGCATTGCTGTCCGTAGTATCACCATTGATGAGCAAGTCATCAAGGTCATTTGCAGTCTGGCGAGCCATGACCTGCGCGAGATGATCCTCAAGGGAATCTCCCGCAATATTATCCTCAAGGGACTCAGTGCTGACTTCCCAATCCAAGCGAAGTTTAACAGTAGTCAAGTTCACCTTGGTAAAGGTAACGGCAGCATTTGCGCCAGTGTCGGAAGCTTCAGTGGCCTTCGCCATAATGCGAGTACCAACCGACAGCTTGTCGATCTCCATCTGATCAGAGCGCATGCGAACAACGCGCGAACTCTGGAGGAGCGTAGACTGATCGACTACAAAGTCGATAAACCGATTAGCCTGAGCAGGCTTGAGGATGCCACCACTGGCAGCGCCAACGACGCTTGTGGTGACTTCATTTGCCTTTGCAAGAATTTCTTCTTGTGTACTCATTATTTCCTCCTATATTTACGAATCGTAGCCTAGAGACTTAATGAGCTCTCGGGGGAGATAAGCGTTTGTCCAAAAAGTCTCTTCAGACTTTTCAATAACAACTTCTTCCTCTTCCAGTTCGTCGTCGCTCTCGACACTCTTCTTCATTGCACCTGAAGATTCCAGATCCTCAATCTTGGCCGAAGCCTCGGAAAGAGCAGTTTTCTGTTCCTCAATAGTACTTAATGCCTCGTCAAGTTCCTGGCGGAACGCAACAACGGCATCTTCAATTTCTGTTGATTCTTCTGCGGTGGCCTCCTCAACGGTGACCTCCTCAACTTCCTCAACAATAACGTTTTTAGCAATCTCTTCATGCTTCTCGTCAATGTAAGTGGTAATTTCCTCTCGCATAACAGAAAGCTTTTCATCAACGACTGCGGCTAACGCTTCTTTAATGGTTTCAATATCCATATCAATCATATCTCCTTCAGAATCTTCGGAAGAGTCGTCTTTATCCAACTCTTCGAAGTTGTCTGATGCGAAAGTTAAATCGTCATCTTTATCATCAACGAGCCAATTGACAAAACGACGTAGAAGAGAAACTTTCTCCTCAACAGAGAAGTTACTCTCAAGGACGTTTGTATCAACTGATTCATCAATCACATTTTGAAGATTATCATAATTTTCATTCTTTAGCAAATCTTCATTACTTTCAATGTCATTTTGATCATTTTCTAATGCGTAATAGAGCGTTCCATCACCATCAGACTTAATTAATTCAACAACTGCTGCCGGATTGGCAGGGTTGTCTACAATACTAACTTCACCGAGTTCGTATTTCTTGATACGAGTAATAGGTCGTCCAAGTTCTTTAGTTAACTCTTCATCCCTGACCCGTTCTAGGATTCTGCCCCCGACCGAAAATGCCGATAAGGTACCATCAAGTATTTTTTCCCAAGTGGACTGTGCCCCTTTGGAAATATACGCAGATAACTGCATAGCTTTATGATCCGAACCTTCAAAATCAAGATTGATAGGTTCATAGTCAACAGCTTTACCAACGGCAATAGGAGCATGCATTTCTCTGATGTTCCCACGCCACGCCTTAAAGGCGGTTAGTGTCGCATCAAATTCAATGATGTCTCCAGATTTATCGATATTATCGGCAGTGGCAATACCAGTAACAATGCGCTCTTCCTGCTTGATCATGTCAATAGGGAAAGTCACATTGAATGTGTCATTTTGCATAGTTTGCCCTCCTATGTATTGAATATACTATTTATTGCATAAAAACGCAAGTTGTGTTACGAACCTGTCGCGAATACACGGCAGTTAACGGCAGTAGTCTTGACTTCAAAACTATGGTGGTTTCCGGGTATAGCAATATAAGTAGTGCCGCCAGGTGGTATTGCAATTCTGCGCTGATCAGTTGAACCGCCATCAAACTGTATTGTACCGGCGGTCGTCGCATGTGAATTCCATACCCATAAACAATTTATCGAAATATGGTCACCATCAGCAGCCGTAATCTGAATTACTCCATCAGAGTCCTGATACCCGTCGGGGGTGCCCCACCAGACGATAGATTCCATTCCATTATAAGACATAGTGTCCTCCTTTATTCATCTTGCGCTTCTCCGCGCTCTCGCCTTTCGCCCGTGTCCGCTGTGGGGGTTTGGCCACCTTCGCGATCCGGGCCAGCCCTTTCTGGCGAGCCTGACTGAGCATTATCATTTTCTTCCGGTGCCCCGGGTTCCTTTGATTGCTCTTCTTGATCAATTTCAAGTTGAGCCATACGTATTCTTGATGGGAACGGAAGAATCTCGTTCCCCCCGTGCCTTTGTGGCAGGCCAAGTTCCTGCCTAACCTCATTGGGCGAGATAACCTCTGTTCTGAGGTATCTGTCGTTGATTCGAGATTGAATATCGTCATCAATAAGGTCAATCGTTTCAAATCTAAACGTGACTAGATCGGTAAACTCTTTAACGATTCTATTGAATCTCTTTTCTATAATCGCCTGGTCTGGACCGACGACTTGAATTTTGAAAGTCTTATCGGCATCTCTAGACACAGCAAGGTTTGCATTGTCATAGACGCCGACCTTCGGAGCAGGAACTCTGTTGCCGACCAAGATTTCATCTCTGTTCGCCTTACGATACTTATCAAAAGACGAGTCCTGTACTCCAGCTTCGAGTTTCTCAAATCTAATATCTGAGTCTTGCCCCATTGACGGGGGAAGCGGAACAATCAATGTTCCATGATGTTTGCCTTTTACTTCTTGGCGGAAATAATTTACAAGTTGCTCTTTGGATTTTTGACTTAACTTCGCTCCCTTCAATACGATTGCATATCTTGGAATTGCTTTATTCTCAAAGTAATCAATATTATACTCTTTAGCAAACTTGTCTCCAACTATTGCAGCCGCAGAAGGAACCGCCGGCGGTACGCCATAGTATGTATTATTCGGGCTATATGATTTGAAATGAATTATCTCATTGGGCGCTCCATCGTTATTGACAGGATCCTTCCCTTCTAAATCTTGGAAGTTTCTAAAGTAAACAGCCTTTGCCTTCGAGCTGTTTGCCAGCTGGATGTACCCATCTTTATTACGCCTAACACGCACAAGCACAGCTGGAACATGCCCTATGTACCCAATCTTTCCGTCATTACTTCTTCCGATCTCCACATAACCATTTCCAACAGTAAGATAGTCATTCCAAACTTTGATCATGGTTTCTATAAGTGTTTCATCTTCATTAAAATCATCGAACATCGCATCCATTCTGCGCTTAACTCTATCGATGTCATCCCTTGTTTTAGCCGTCTTAGCCTCGTCGGCCTGGGACTTCTCCAACTTTCGTTGGGCTTTCTTGCTGTCATCGAATCTATATCCAAGAGCAACCGTATTCATAGTTCTTGCATTTACTGCAGCATAATGAATAGAACTTTGTTCATATAATTCTGCCAGTGTATTCAGATCATAGGGCGGAACCACAACATCAAACAACGCATATCCATCCAGTGTTTCTGGATCGACATACTTGCTCTTCGCACCATCCCGACCCTCTCCCTGCTTAATAAGCCGGCCTGCGCGACGTTTCATCTTTGTTGACTGAGAAGACACCGCGACTTTTCTAAATCTATCATCATTTTTAGAAACGACATCAAATCCAATATAGGATACGTCATCAATTTCCACAACTGTCTCGTCGTCTTCAACAAACTGCGTTGCCATTAAAACCCTCCGTTCATCCTTTTAGCAGGATCTAATATTTCTTCATATTCGTCGGGGATCAAACCATCAAGGAGTCTACCCTTCTGGTGATCCAACTCGTCATCTGAAACTTTCCGTGCCCCCGGGACCCAATGCGGTTTGCCGCCTGCATTATCTGACCAGTAGGCCGCAGCTTCAGCCACCATGCGCTCAATTTTATAATTTCCAACAGGACCCTCGGCGCACAGGATATTTTTATCGGCATCCATAAGCAAGGTACCGTCTGGCAGCTTCCATGCACAGATCCCAAACGCCTGTTGAGGAACCGCGAGGCCGCCCCTGTTTACATAATTACTACTCATATGATGATGATACCACAGAAATCGTAAAAAAGCATCAACTTTTAGTAATTTTCGTCGTCAAATTGAACAAAATGTACCAATTTTCCATGCAGTTCTGACACAGAGCTGAACGAAGCGGGGATTTGTTCCCTTCTCGTAAACTCCAGTGTTTCAATTTCTCCAGTCTCATGACATATATAGTCTTGAGAATATGGTTTATTCATAGTTACAAAGCGCAGGTTATGCAGTCAGAGTCGTCAATTTTACAAGATTCAGCTTCAGTCTCTTCTTTTGCTGAATTCAACACTTGCTCATGACGAGAACCATCTCTATAGATGGTTATTCCTTTGCACCCGCGGCTATAAGCAAGACGATACAACTGATCGGTTTCATTAAATGAATAATCCGCAGGGCAGTTGGTAGTTTTGCTAATTGCAGAGTCAACCCATCTTTGGGCGACTGCTTGGATATTAATATGATCTTCCGGGTCAAGATCCTTACTGGTCACACAGTAGTCTGGTAACTGATCCAGATCTAAATCAAGGTCCCTGATAACCGGCACCACCTCAGTGTGGACTCCAAGTCTGCTCGTTCTTGTATATTGCCAATCAAAATACGGCTCAATCCCAGTACTGGTTCCGATCATAGTTCCTGTCGTTCCAGTTGGTGCAACCGTAAGTAGGCATACATTTCTAATTCCATACTTCTCAATATCATTTCGAATTTCCTCGCTCATCCCACGCATGTATCCAGACTGCAGATACTTATCTGCAACGAATCGTTTGAACGCACCCTTTTCTTTTGAAAGCTCAATGGATGCTTTGTATGCTTCTTCAGCTATAGTCTCAAAGAGTGCATCGACAAATATCGTTGCTTCCTCGGAGCCGTAGCGAAGCCCCATTCGAACAAGCATTTCGGCAAGGCCCATAACTCCCAAGCCAATTCTGCGATTCCCGCGATGATTAACATCAATTTGCGGGAAATGATATTCATTAACATCGATGACATTATCAAGCATGCGAACAGATGTCCGCACGACGCTTTTAAGTTTCTTGAATATTACATCACCTGTATCATCAATAAACTTTCCAAGATTGATGGCTCCCAAAGTACATACACCATATGCCTCAAGAGGCTGTTCACCGCATGGATTGGTTGCTTGCAACCTTGCAAAGTACCACGAATTGCTCATCTTATTGGACCTATCGATGAAGTGAAGTCCAGGTTCGGCGGAAGACCATGCGGAAGCCACGATTTCATTCCAAATTTTTATTGCAGGAATCGTATCATAAACAAATACTTCTTTGCCTAGATCGATCCACTTCTTTAAATCTCCATCCCAAAGTTTGTCATATTCGGAATCAGTTGTATCTGGAAATACGAGATCCCAATCTCGTTCGGCTTCAAGGGCCATCATAAAATCATCAGTAATACAAATGCTCATATTGCTATTTTCAAATTCTCCAGGCTGATGCTTCGCATTGATAAATTCCATAATATCAGGATGCCATACATCCATCATAAGCATGGTAGCGCCCCTGCGTGACCCTCCTTGTTCAATCAGGCCAGTAGATAGATTAAACATCTTACCCCATGAAACAGCACCAGAGCTAATGCCATTAACTCCAACTACTCTAGAGTAGCGCGGACGAAGACTAGACAAATTGATACCAACGCCTCCACCCCTTGAATGAGTTTCTGCCATTTCCTTAACGCTGTCCATGATGCCGCCACGCGAATCGTCTGGCGCCGGAAGTACGAAACAGTTCTGGAGCGTCAGCCCCTCCTGACCCGCCCCGGCGAGAATGCGACCTCCTGGAATGAAATAATCAAATAATATACTTTCGAATTCCTCTATGAGACTATCTTTCAGATGCGGCTCTTCACGTTCACATAATGCTCTAGCCACACGTTGCTTGACCGCATAAGGATGCAACTCCAGTGGTTTTGAAATCAGATCCCACTCAATCGTAGTGTGCTCTCCATCCATTAACTCAATAATCGCAGTTTTATTTTCTTCAACAACATCAACGATCAGGCCGATCTCTTTTTGAGGCCAACTAGGGTCGCGATTAACTATCGCAAGAACTAAATCATTGACAAGCAATTCTCCCTTGGGGGCTTTTAGCGTATAACGATCAAGGAATATTTTATAGCCTTGCAATCCACTATCTCGAAACAGCTCCGGGTAATCTACTTCAAATCCTTTTTTATCATCATTCCTTCTAATCAAAAACGCCGGCACGGCGTTTTCATTCGTTGTTACGGGAAGCGTAACTAGAGCCATCATGCCCTCCTTATATGTTGTGGTCTTCGCAAGAGACGAGTATACAATACTACCACCCCAATGGCTTATCAGCGAATACGTTTGTGCTGGTCAGAGACTTTTTTGAAAGTTTTTCAAGAAGGTCAGTCAATCAATTCCAGCAGGGAGATCATCCTATCACAGATGTCATCCCACGACGACGAAGCTCGGATAATTCTTGCCGAATGAGAGGCTTTCTGCCTGTACTGATGATAATTCTCGTATACATCATGTAGCAGTTCAGGCAGAACTTCATAGTCTGGTTCGATCCAGAACCCCAAATCCTCTTCAGGAAACGAACTACCGTCTTTCGTAATCGGTCGAGCCTCTTCCCAGGTGTGTTCCCAATGTACCGTATGCTCAGAATAATCAGCACACCCTGTCAGATGGGTCGTTATCGCTGGCATCCCTGTCGCTACAGCCTGATACGGGATCAGACCAAACCCTTCTCCATTGGTTGGGTAAAGCAATGCATTAGATTTATAGTACAGTCGTTGATACTGTTCTAACGGCAAAAAATTGTCAACCAAGATCACTCGCTTATCGTACCAATCTTCTCCACGAATTTGTGATGTATTAATATCCGTTGTTGTCTTTACAATCAACTTAACATTGCATGGCAAATCAGCTTTGAGAAATGCATCAATAGTCTTATATACAACATCGAAAAAGATATCTCCACCACTGTCCAATAAAAAGTAAAAATGATCAAGGACTTCTCTGTCAACGAGATCCCACTCTAAAGATACACCATGCGGCAATACATGAACATCATGCTGAGCACCGTTTCTAACATATACATCTTTAACAAACTCTGAGGTAGCCCATATAGCGTCGCATCCATTCAAGATGTCTATCTTCCGCTCAGGAATCTTGGTATACCCCCACGGGGTGTACCCAATATTACAATCATTCCCGTATTGAAACTCTTCTGGATCGGAGAAGTTAATATGATACTTAGGAGTTCGATTGTTGTATGCAACAGGAACTAACATCTTATTAAGAGATTCAACGAGTCTGAGAGAGACTTCAGTGGTGTATAAACACTTAGCTGACGGAGTAAACCAACTTATCCCATGATCTGACAAGTATGATATCAGATTATGTTCAGCTCTTCCAGTCAATGCACTCCACACCTTTCTGCATTAATTGCTCTACCTGTTCTTTGCTGATTTCACAAACTATAGGCTGGTTAGAAACCATACATTTGGTTGCTGCCATATAGTAGTCGTCCAGCTTGGTAATAGAAATTTGCCAAGGGTGGATGCATATTGATTTATCACTGTTGTCATTCTCAATGATAGCGATAACTTCCATGTACCTATAATACCACCTTTATACTCATATAACCATAAAACCAGTAAACTACTGTGAACTGGCCTGCTCGCTTACAGAGACAGAGTACCACATCCTCGGGGGTCGAAGCGGTCAAAACGAGAAATTTCTCATCGGCACCGCGAACGGTGCGAAAATCTGATACACTCTGGTCATGGAGAGTCCGCTCGAACGAATAGTTCTTGACCACGGGAAGGTAGAGTTACGAGACAGCATGGCTGATGACCTCAGCGTTGTAAATGCCGCTAGAGTTTCCTTCTCAGTGTATAAAGATGCAATGGAGCGTAAAGATGAACATCTTATACATTTTTTGATGAGGGAAAAACATGGAACTCCATTTGAACATGCTGTATTTAAATTCTACATTAAATGTCCTATATTCGTTGCGCGGGAATGGATGAGGCATAGAATTTCTTCATATAACGAAATGAGCATGAGATACTACGTACCAGAAAATATAGATTTCTACATACCGGAAATGTCTGTCATACGTCGCCAGACTGGAAAGCCAGGATCCTACAACTTTGAAGAAATATCAGAAGATTCAACCAAAGATGAAATCAAAGGAGAGATGGCGGCGCTATATGATGCGGCCTACGAATCCTACCAGACATTATTAGACTTAGGTGCGGCAAAAGAGTTGGCACGATCTGTTCTCCCCGTGGGTCAATACACAGAATTCATGTGGACTGTAAACGCAAGATCATTAATGAACTTCATCTCATTACGCAACAGCAGTACTGCGCAACATGAAATTCGAGAGTACGCTATGCATATTGAAGAAATATTTGGTATAATTATGCCTGTATCGTATAATGCATTTATAGAAAATAGGAGGGTCGCTCCATGAAAGCAGTATCAGCGTGGATAGCATACGTATTAGTAATGACATTATTAATGCTACCAGCTTACCTGGGCATACGTTTATCTGGAATGAACGTTCCGCTCTTGGCGATTTTAGGCGTGGGAATATCCCATCATCTAATTTCAGCATTGATTACTGCTGCTGTCATCACGCGAAAGAAGACTAACATTAACTACATTGATCCGTCATCATGGATCTAAGTTTAAACAATCGCAACATTCTCTGTCTTGCTGAGACACATTATAATTCGACTGTTACTTTAAGAAATTTCTTTGACCGATTAGATGAGAGTAGTACATTATTTCTACTATCAAGTAATAAAATATTTTTCGATAGAGTAGTCCAAATGTCGGAGTTATACAATATTGATTTAATAATCAAACATCCAAACTACACTGACATTGAAGCATTTAGTCAACTATGTGACGTATTGGCTGTTTTCACAAATGGAAAAGATGCAGAATCAAACAATATCATATATAATATTATTAACTCAAATGATACTCAGTATGAACGAATTATAGTTTGTTCTGATGAGGGGGTGGAGGTCCATGAGAATAATTCCTGCGGATGATATAAATCTTTTAGAGCTTGACACTGTTGCTGCAATCGTGCGGCTGGTGCCTTTTGAGGAGGAATACATACCGCACTTTATGTTAATGTCTAAAAGTGATGTGGATGTCGGAGACGACGTAGCCTTGGCAGAACTGGCCTCTCTACAAGAGGGTCTGTACCAGGCAGCGAACAAGATTGATGAAATGATACGATTTCTGCTTGACAAGATGCGCTATGACAAGATCAAAGAATTTCAGAACATCGCAGAAAAAATGCACAACTTAGAATTTGATATAGGTATGCTTGATTATATTGACGACGAAGAGGACGACGAGAGCATTGATGAGTATGATAGCGACGAGGACGGGACGTTATGATTGAAATAGTATGGGGATTTACGGGCGCATTAGTTATGGCTATTGTTCTAATATTATGGTTCCTATCGACAGGAATGAAACAATGAGCGGGATTAAAAATCCACAACAATTACGGGCAAAGTTGGGGGACAGCTTCCCCGTAAAGAAAAAGAAGAAGAAGCCTGACTGGAAGAAGGGGCAAAGTAAATGACTGACGATGTTTCAACGATTCCTACCGTTGTAAATGAGATCGGAACGACCGACCATTTTGGCAACGCATATATTATTGGTAGGGTCATTCCTAAGTTCCCCTATCCAACTAGAAGGTGTCCATATTGTAATTGCAAGTTGATTATTGCAAACGCAGTGCATTACTCTCCAGCTCCAGAACATTATAAGGCTGTATTTATTGATGGAAATATCAATTGCTCTGTGTATAATGAAGGAGCAAAACAATGCTATGCAAAAGTATATTATTCAAGCGAAGAGGCCGCCGCTAGGTTCTACAATGTTAAATTTCCAGTAAGACGTTGGGGCCAAAAAGAGTTGTACACAATATATAAATAATGGTAATATATAAATACAATGCCTATTAAAGCGTGCAAAGTAAAAGGTAAGCCGGGTTACAAATGGGGGGAAAGTGGTAAATGCTACACATACACTCCTGGGAATGCGGCTAGTCGAAAGAATGCAAAACAAAAGGCTTATTTACAAGGCGCTGCTTCAAATTACAAATACGCTTTGGCAAACTGGTTGGAGCATTCAAGCGTAAACAATGGAAGCGCTTAACCTATTTGGTTTACTTGGAATTGTTATTGTCAACGCAAGCGCAGTTATGATTGCGCATATAAAGCAACAAAAGAATAGCAGAGTGAATTATGGAATAAAGAATGGCCGTGGAGACCTGTTCTGTCAGATCGGAAAGTTGCAAGATTCCATTATTGAAATTCGAGGCGAAGTTGCCGAACTAAAAGGGCTTATGAGAGGGCACATAGAATCCTCTCAACATGATTGATTTCTGAAGCTTAATGTGATATAATATATACAACCTCCGATAAGCGAGTACCGCACCTCGATGAGATGCGATGCGACGGTATTATCGGAGGTTTTTAATTGCCCGTGAAACCTTAAAATTTATGTAACAAACTTTACATAGTCGGGTTAGGTTAAATGTTCTCAATTGAGGCGTCGTCATCGGCAATCAAGAGAAACATCCACCATGAATACCATCCCCAAATATTGGTTATTTGGTGAAGAAAGATTCCCACGGCAAAAGCCATCATCGTGCCAGCGAAAGTTTCGGGCAAACCGATCTTCCCCCAAGGCCAATGTGGGTAAGCCAGAATATTTGTAACAAAAATGCTTTGTGAAAAAATGTTTGTTGAAAAAATGCTTGTTGAAAAAATGTTCATCACAAATAGTATACCTCATCATCGCCTATCTTGTCGGCCAAACTCGAAATAAGGCGGGGCAAAGTTTCCATATCCTTCGGGGAAACCATATAACCCACATGCCCGCATATCCAACACTCCACATCAGGCCACATCGCCCAACGGACATCGCATTCAATACACTCCATCTTCACCTTAACCACCACACGCTTGATCAGATCAGTAACGTCATACAAGCCATGATCCATGCTGTCTGCAAAAGGTCTGGCGAATATCAAAACCCGGCGAGAATCCGGCAACACCACATCATCCACAGACACATACTACCACACTCCACAATCCCCTGAGACGCCTCAGAACGCCCCTCTAAGCCGACCCAGCTCAAAAAGGTAACCCCTAGTACCACTTTCTCACCCCGGCCCAAAATATTGCCAAAATTGAATAAATTTTCGGAGAAGTCTGTGCCACCCACATGGATTATTCACGCCGCGTTATTCGGGTGCCATAATCGCCCGCGCGATTCCTGGCGCGTCATGCTCGCCGCGCGGCGCGGCATATTTTCTGTGCTCGCGTCTCGCGCCGCGCGCGTCGGTTCACGGCGGAAACGTGATACGATGAACCCGAAGGGTTCAGGGCGCTAGCGCCGGGCGAGAGGACTTTCCGCCCGGCCCCCGGCGACAAGTGATCTTTGAGAATCGAATAGGGAAGGCAAAAAACCACAAGGGGCGCACGCGCCCCACAACGAAAGGAATCGACTTATGTCGAATCTATTCCCAACCAAAAACCAGTGGACCACCATCGCGGAGGGCAACTACGAACGTGCCCTCGAGCGTGACGTCGATCCCCACACGGAGGGCGAGAATCGTATCGCGATGATCGTCCGGCAAGTGTTGGGACTGACGCGGGGACACGTACTCAAGTCATCGGCGAAGGACGTTGCCGAAGGCAAGTGTGCGCAGACCGCGGTGTTCCATATTCCTGACATTTATGCCCTTGCCACCTACGCGGTGAAACCCGGCAAGTCAGTAGAAGAGAGAATCGGATCATTTAAGTCCGGGCGCACCGGGTGGCATGGTCCGATCGGGCAACTAATCATTCCGGCAATCATGCAAGAACTACTAGTGATCCCCGGAGTGACAGTCGGTTGGAACACGAAAAACGGAAAGGCACCCGGAACAAAGGGTGCGGACATCCTGAACACGCATAGTCTCTACCGAATAGTGGCAAGCGGAAAAGAGACGGTCGGCCTTAGCGCTTTCGGGTACATCCCGAAGACGGGGCCGAAAGTCAAGGCCGCGTGTGTTCGTGTGACTGCCTACGTCAAGTCCAACAACGCTTGACCAATACGGAACGGCCCCGCCGACGAAAGTCGGCGGGGCTTTTCCGCGCCCGGGCACGGGCACGACGGCCAGGTTTTTCGGGCGCCAGCAAATTCCGCCCTAGGAAGTGGATTATTATTGGTCATTTATTTGAACGTAGTCTCGCGCCAGGAAATTTCCTGGAGAGATTATTCCCACCCTACGAGCTGCAATTTATTACAGGCAATTATTTGAACGCAGCCACCCGCCGGGAAATTTGCCAGACAGATTATTGAGACTTTCAATTTTCGATGGGTGTAACCGACGTTTGGTTCGGAGGAGCTTACACCCCTTTTTTTGGGGAATTTGTGGTGCTATTATTGAATAAAAATTCCTAGAACATAGTCTTATTCTTTATAAAATTTTGATACCTAATCCCTATTTGATTCATTAAATTTGCTGAGCACCACCATGCGGTGGCGTTGACATTTTGTTGAATTCTAGTGTGACAAGCGTCACAAAATATTTGTCCTCCGAGGTTGTGATCGGGGTCGTTTTTTTGGCAATCTACCTCTGGTGTCGACGTCGGATGACACCGGGGAGCCATCCCAAACGGCACACCGTGTCAGGCTCAGAGGCTCCCCCGGTCTTTGACAATCGAATCGGAATCAGAGAGGGCAAGCATCAGGCTCGCCCTCCCAACGAAAGGGATCGACTTATGTCGAATCTTTACCCCACTGCTCAGCAGTGGACACGCCTTGCGGAGGCCGCCTACCCGGTGGCCCTCCGCAGGGACCTAGACCAGCATGATCCGGTATCCAACCGGATCGAAATGCTGGTGCGGGCGGTGCTTGGCATCACCCGCGGTTCCATCCTGAAGGCGACCGCCAAGGCGGTCTCCTCCGGGGGGCTTCCCCAAACGATGACGTACACGCTTGCCGATATGGAAGCGTTGGCGTCATACGCGGTGAAGCCGGGGATGAGTACGGAAAAGCGTCTCTCTTCGTTTCAGTCGGGGCGAACCGGCTGGCATGGCCCCATCGGGGCGATGGTCATACCGGCGATGCTCCGGGTGAACGAAAAAGGGAAGCCCGCACCGTGGCTCATCGTTGACGGTTTGAGTGTGGTGCCGAACCCTTCGGGGAACGTCCACCTCCCACTGATCCTGAAGGCTGAAGGCGGCTTCACCGTCGCCCTCTCAGCCTTCGGAAACGTGGCAGACCCACTCCGTGATTCCACCGTGGCGGTCACGACGTACCTGCGTCCGACCACCGCCTAGGCGAGACGGCCCCCCGGCAGCCAGCCGGGGGGCCTTTTCGCGCCCCCACACCCTAGGTATAGCAAATTTCGGATTCGGATTATTTGAGTACACAGAAGCGCCAGGAGAAATTTGGGGACAGGATTATTGAAGTTTCGAAAATCTCGATGGGTGTAACCGACGAGTGGTTCTGAGGAGCTTACATCCATTATTTTGTGAAATTTGTGCTGCATTCTTTTAATAAACTTGGGCAAGCTCCTGGCAT